TTCAAACCCGCAGAGAATCTACGTGAAGAACACTTTGATTGGTTACTGGCAGACTTTGAAACATTCATCCGCCATAAAGGTCTTGAGAAAGCTATTCTAGCNTCAGCTGACCTGTTGGAAAANGGTGANTACGGCCCAGTAGAAGAANTNGTCAAGAAGGCAGTGCAAGTTGGATTGCAAAAGGACATGGGCACTGATTACTTTCTAGATCCCCGTGCTCGATTGCTCAAGATCAAAGACAAGAACGGACAGTTGAGCACTGGCTGGAAGAGTGTAGATGACAAACTGTTTGGTGGTATGAACCGCGGAGAGTTGAATATCTTTGCAGGTGGCTCGGGCGCAGGCAAGAGTTTGTTTCTGGCTAACTTGGGTTGTAATTGGGCATTGCAGGGTTTGAATGTGGTGTACTTGACATTAGAACTTAGTGAAGAACTAGTGTCAATGCGTGTTGACAGCATGTTAACAGGGATCCCGACTAGAGAGATTTTTAAACATCTAGATGATGTCGAGATGAAGGTGAAAGTGATTGGCAAAAANTCGGGCACCTTCCAAGTCAAGTATATGCCGTCTGGGAAGACCGCAAATGACTTGCGATCATACTTGAAAGAATATGAAATCAAGACTGATCGTAAAGTAGATGTACTATTAGTAGACTACTTGGACTTGCTCATGCCAATCTCAAAGAAGATTAGCCCCGCAGACTTGTTTATCAAGGACAAGTATGTGTCAGAAGAATTACGTAACCTAGCAGTGGAAAAGAACTGTATATTTGTCACAGCCGCACAGTTGAACCGTGGTGCTGTTGAAGAAGTTGAGTTTGATCACAGTCATATCTCAGGTGGACTTAGCAAGATCCAAACTGCGGATAATGTGTTTGGTATCTTCACATCAAGGGCAATGCGTGAACGTGGACGTTATCAAATACAACTGATGAAAACACGTAGTAGCAGTGGTGTGGGCATGAAAATNGATCTGGAGTTCAATGTGGACAGTTTGCGTATCAGCGACTGTGAACAAGAAGACTCATATGGCAACAGTACCAGCGCCAGTGCAGGTTCAAGTTTGTTGGCATCAATCAAGAATCGTCAAACAGTTGATCCTGCTACAGGTGAATTGGATCCCAACAGTCTAGTGCCCATACCCAAAGTACGTGCCCAAGTTGAAAGTAGTAAACTACGTGAACTGTTGAATAATCTTCCTAGTGATGACGTNTAATCTCGCTGTAATGCAGTTTTTGACTCAAAGAGATAAGTACGTATATAATAACACTAAGGAATTTTTAATATCATGCATCTGTACCACATACGCGACATCAATGATCCACAGGTTCGGGTCATCAAAGATGATCCAGTGCGACCACACATTCCCCTGGAACAGCGTGTAAACGATCTAGCGGAAATACTGATATTNAAAGCCGGAGAAGAANTNCTNGCGGCCACATGTATGCAATGGCTACGTGATATCCCCAAAGATGAACAAGACCTTATTGATCTAGCTGAAACACATGATGTGGCTGTGTTCTATACCATTTGGTCATACAGTCCGGGCGCNGGTGCTGAACTGCTGAGACAGGCCGCGGAATGGTTACGCACAGAGTTCAAGGATATTAAAAGCATCGTTACGCTGAGTCCCCCAACTGAAATGGCTCGTAAGTTCCATATGAAGAACGGTGCCACAGTACACAAGACCAACGAGACCACAGTTAACTACAAGTACTACGATCGAGACGCCGCCTAGTATATTGATATCGCGAAGCGCCGCGCAAAAATTTTACTAAGCTACGAAGTAGCGAGCGGTAAAAGATTTTCTAGCACAATAAAAACCAACAGTTTATCTAGTTATAAATAAACTCATGTTCCCACATTGTGTGCAGGTATCCTGGAGTAACGCACCCGGTCAAAACGACTGGATCAATCATGTTCTCAGCATAGATGCATGGTTAGATCAGTATGTGGGCCACACAAACTGGCAGTACACTACCAATGTGATTGCTTTTAGACAAGCCAAACATAAAACACTCTACTTGCTGTACTGGTCATAAGAAAAGGGTCTTACAACCCATAAAAAATACTGCGCAAAAAAAATTACACCAGTACTTACGCACCACAGGGTGGTGATTTTACTCTATTGGAATGTATTATCTTCGGGTGTGCAACGTGGGCATGTGTCAGCAAAGCGTAGCTGAAATTGGGTATTGATGTGCCCGTGTGGTACCCAAAAGCGTGTGCGATTAAAGTGTACAGAGTGCTTGAGATTACATGCTAGTATAAACTGTAGCACTTGAGGGAACTCTGGGTTAAGGGATAAGCAGTAGTATTCGTCCATAGTGTATTTATACTAATAAATACCATATGAAGACTTTATTAACAGCTTGTGTATTTGTAGCCGCTACTGGCACGTTATCAGCACAACCACGTACTCTAAACAAGCCAGTTGTGTGTGATGCAACTGAAAAGGTGTTCAAAACAATAGTAGAAGACTTTAAAGAAACTCCACAATGGCAAGGGCGTAACCCGCAACAAGGTACCAGCACAGTGCTGACAGTTAACTTGACTACTGGTGCGTGGACTTTGATCGAATACACTGATATAACAGCCTGTGTGATTGGTGTGGGTGAGAACAGTTCCTCAGCATGGGGNATNCCCATCTAAATATCCATATATAAACATGCATGAAGCCAGCACTCCCATGATACGTCAACTNNTNGTTGAGTGCTGTGATCGACAGGGTTGGCAATTGCCAGAAGACATAGTTAACTACTGCACTATGGTACTGGCAGATCATGTGGCCAAACCCAATTGGCAACCAAAACCCAGTTATGCAGAACAATTTATGACTGTGCGCACTGTTGAGCAGTATATCAGTTTGGGTAACGAATGCTGGTTCACTAGGGCTGTATTTCCGGAGTTGATGATCAAGCGTGGTATTAACAGTAGCTACTATGTGGACATGGGTATGGCCTGCTTTGATCAAGTGTTGACAAAAACTGCACATCCCACTGTGCGTAAGATNAGAGATCACTTTGAATTCACTGCTGAAGTAGCGTGGACAGCTATACACGCCAGGGATGGCTTTCGTAGCATGTGGGATTAATTCAGTATGAGAAATTACTTCATAAATATAATATGCGAATAATAGAAATTGTAGAAACAATAGGGCCACACAATAACAAAGAGCTGGCATTGATGATCCAAGGTACAAAACCTGCGGCGTTAGTGTTTGATACTGAGNTGNCCAAATGGAAGCCTTATATAGACAAGTTTAAATGGACAGTGACTTCATTTAAAGACTTTAACGGTGGTGTTAGCTATGCTGTTAGTAAAGATCCAAACGGTGCTAAACAGATAGTACAGTTGTTTCAAACAGCCACAACAAGCAAAGTGGGTCCAGAGTTTCATGCACAGTTAGGACGCTTATTAGGCTACAGTGAAAAGGACATTGCTGAGTTTCTAGCACAAAAGACCAGCACTGGTATACTGGGCAGTACAGGTAGGATCTTGGGTCAGTTGGGTCGTAGCATGTTGAGTGCTGTTAAAGTAGTAGGTGGCGCTGCCGCTACATTGGCAACATATAGTCCGGGACTTAACAGTGGGGAAGATGAAGAACTGGCACGTATACGGGCACAAGGTCCTAGAATTACACCTAGACAATAGGACCCGAAATGGGTCCTTGCTCCGCAGTTTGGNCCCGCGCAAAAAATTATAAAGAAGTACTTACAGATTCACCCTGGTGATTTTGCACCTATGGTGGTGAAAAAAGGCATGCGCTGTTGCTATAAAACAACAGTTGTAAATGTATATGCCCCGACCCCCACCCTGCCTCAAATACCATATCCCCACCGGTCGGTCAAAAAAAAGCCCCAACAACCGGGAGCGAATCGGATTTATATTGGGGCTTCAAGAACCCTTGCCGTTTGGACTTGGATTCTTCCTACTGACTGCTTGCCGGGAGCGAATCGTTGGGCAGTCTACTACACGTACAGCTAGCACTCTACGGCGCTATGCTGTACCCGCATACATGCTAGCCCTTAGGCGTTGCGCATACACGTTACTTCTACCACAGCCCGCCACTTGGCAGGCATACTTACTCGGATGTCNGCTACCTTGAGCACCATACGCANGCTCAGCTCACGCATACGATCAGCGTTGGCATTGACAAACTCCACGCACTCGGCCTTGGCTTCATCAGTCAAATCGTATGCATCCAACATGCCCGCATCACGTACTACNTGTTTGATACGCAACAGCTTCTCACGTTGTGTGTCAATGGTCAAGTCCAAGTAGTGACAGCGTGACTCTAATGCTTCAAGGTGATCGCGTAGCTTCTTGCTACGCACGTGATCGAACTTGATGTTGGTAATGAAGATCGCACCACCCTTGAACTCGAATGAGTTAGGCATGCCTTCTTGCTGTAAGCTACGGCTGTCCGTGTTCCAGCATCATACGCTTCTTGCCCGAATCCAGTGCGGCTTTGAGAATGTTCAAGCTCAAGTCATCTAACAGTACTGAGTCACAGTCATCGAACACCAATATGGATTTCTTGTCTGAGAACTCGTACAGCTTCTTGTACAGGCCAATGGCACTCATAGCGCCTTTGACCACTTCGTACTTCTTCAGCTTTGAGTCATTGGCTACATCAGCGAACACATCGTGCTTGCTCAGTACTTTCTCTACACCAAAGCTCTTGCCCACGCCTGGAGGGCCTGTAACGATCATTGATCTAACATCGCCCTTTTTCACTGCACGGGTCATGTCTTCCAGAATCTCAAAGCGATCAGCCAAACGTTGCATGATCTCTTCATCTGTTTCTGTTAGTACTTTGTTCACGGGCTCTTGTGCCAATGATTTGGATTCTGCTGTGTCCTTAGCCAAACTCAATGCTGTATGTACCTTTGCCATCTATCGCTCCTTTGTTACGCTGTTAAAGAATTAATTATATATCAAGGGCACTGATAGTCAATGCCCTTTGGTATGCAATTAGTCCAATCTGCTACCACTGTATGCATTCAAACCCAATGCACGGAGGTACTCTGCGTAGGCATCTGCACCCGCTTCTTTGATGTCTATGTTCTGCACGGGCAGGTTGCCTGGGTTCCACATGCTAAGGCATTTGGGTTTGTAGTCCTTCTTGAACCCTGCGGCAATCAGCTCTTTGGCCTGCGCAGAGTTGGTGCGATCAACGAACACGTCTACCCAAGCAAAGCCACATGCGAATGCATCCTTACGGCCCATCTTGTCGTACATGGCAATGCTTGCCTGTTCTGCTAGTGTCTTACCGC